GACCTGATTTCGTGATCCCCCTCAAGATTGTAATGCACGCAAAAGTGTTGTCTCGCAATCAAAACGTGTCTACTCTGGCGGGGAGCGGAACCGCCACCGAAGGCACTCGATGTCAAGCGACGAGGATGACGATCTCTTTGACCTGCTGGGGCCGCCGGTCGAGCGCGCGCCGAAGGCGAAACCAAGGGCCGCCGCCAAGCGGCCGAAGGTCGCGGCCGCATCCCTCCCCGACGATCCCGATCTCGAAACCCTCCCCGACGGAGCCCTGCCGGACCCGGCGGAGTTCCATCGGCCGTGCCGCGTCACCTTCCTCGCCACCGTGTTCGGGACCGAGCCGCGCCGCCTGCACAAGAAACTCGCCAACTGCCCGGTGATCGGATGGGAACCCTTCAAGGGCGGCCGGATGCCGGTCTACGACTTCAAGACGGCCTGCTCCTACATAGTCGACCCGAAGCTCGACATCGCGACCTGGATCAGGACGCAGCAGCCGCACACCCTCCCGGTGATGATAAACAAGGCGTTTTGGGAATCGGAAAACTCGAAACTCCGCTGGATGGAGCGCGCCCGTCACTATTGGCATGACGACGACGTTCTCGATGTCCTCGGCCGGACGGCCATGTCGATCAAAGAGACCGCGCAGCTTTGGATCGAGAACCTGCCCGGCAAAGCCGGCATGTCGACCGAGCAATACGAGGCGATGCAGGTCAACGTGACCGCGCTTCTCGATGACATCCATCAGCGGCTCATCGAACTGCCGAAGGAGCGGCGCACCGCGAGCGTGGTGCATTCCCTGGACGATCTCGAATCCGAGCGGAACGACAAAGCCTTGAAAGGAGCGGACTGATGAACCCGGTTATTGCGATCCCTCTGCTGCGGTGCCTGGACGCCGGGGCCGTTCTGCTCGTGGGCGATTGGCGACTGACCGGAGGCTACGGGACGCTCCCGGCGATCGTGAATCCCCATTGGGATGACAAGCCGATGCTCACGATCTCGCGCCAGATTTTCGTGTTCGCCGCCAAGCGCGGTCTGATCGAGGCTGACGACATCGGCCCGCGCGTGACCACCTACCGGATCACGAAAGACGGCTCCGCGTTTCTCCGCGACTACCGCATCACCCGCAAGTTCCTGCGGGCCAGGAACGAACTCCCGGACAGCCGCGACGACGATCCCAGTGGGTGGCGGAAGTTCAAGGAGGAAGTCGAGGCGAAGGTTCCGGCGAGCGGGAAGAATTCCGCCACGGAGGAAACTCTCGTCACGCTGTTCCGCCGGAACGTCGGCGTTCCGCTGGCCTCATCGAAAATCATCGAGTTGATGAACGAGAAGTTCGGACTCACGTCCACCGGCCCGAAGATCAGGGGCATGATCGCGCGCCTGCGCAAGAAGGGGTGCTGGATCGAGAGCGACATGGCCGGGTTCCGATACCTCGGCGAGAACGCCGACGTTCGCGAGGGGACCGCGTGCGCGTCCTGATCGGCTTCGAGTCCTCGGGAGTCGTCCGCCAGGCGTTCCGCGGACGCGGACACGACGCCTGGTCGTGCGACTTCCAGGCCGCCGACGACGGATCGCCCCATCACATCCGGGGCGACGTCTGGGACCATTGCGGCCCCGAGCATGGCTGGCAGCTTGGCATCTTCCACCCGACCTGCACCTATCTCACGCTGGCCGCCGCGTGGGCGTTCAAGGATGGCCCGTATCATCAGAACCTCGCGCCCGGCACGCTCGTCGGCGCGGCGCGGCGCGCGGCCCGCGATGAGGCCCTTGAGGATGTCCGGCGGCTCATGGCGCTGCCCTATCCGCACGCGATCGAGAATCCGCGCGGCTTCATAGGGACCATGCTCCGCGCGCCCTCCCAGGTGATCCAGCCTCACGAATACGGCGAGGACGCGAGCAAGGCGACGTGCCTGTGGCTGAACCGCCTGCCGCTCCTGCGCCCGACCGGACACGTCGCGCCCCGGCTGGTCGACGGCAGGCCGCGATGGGCCAACCAGACGGATTCGGGCCAGAACCGGCTCTCTCCCGGCGCCGACCGCTGGAAGCTCCGCAGCAGGACATATCCGGGCATCGCCGAGGCGTTCGCCCGTCAGTGGGGTTGCGACCTCGCGTGGACGCCGCCGGTCCTCGCGGACTGGGCGCTGGCCGCCTGACCATGGCTTACGACGCGCTTGAGCGGATGGTCCTGGACAGCTTCGAGGCGATGCGCCCGACGGAGCGCCTGACGGTCACCGAAGCGGCGAAGCGGTATCACGTCATCCGCTCGCCCGGAGCGCATAGCGGTCCGTGGTCCGAGAGCAAGACGCCCTACCTGGTCGAGCCGCAGAACGTCCTCACGTCGCTTGAGCATACCGGCATGGCTTTCGTCGGCCCGGCGAGGACCGGGAAGTCCGCGATGTTCCTGAACTGGGTCGCGCACACGTCCGTCCTCGATCCCGCCGACATGATGGTCGTGCACATGGCGCAGCACACGGCGCGGGAATGGTCGAAGGCCGATCTCGCCCGGATGTTCCGGCACTCGCCGGAAATCAGGCGGCGGCTGCGCGACAACGCGCAGGACGACAACACCTATGACAAGACGTTCCTGAGCGGGATGCGCCTGACCGTCACCTGGCCGACGATCACCAACCTGAGCGGCAAGACGATCCCGCGCCTGTGGATCATGGACTACGACCGCATCAAGGATGACATCGACGGCGAGGGCAACGCCTTCGACCTCACGAGGAAGCGCGCGCAGACCTTCCGGCGCTTCGGCATGACGGTCGCCGAGTCGAGCCCCGGCCGCGAGATCGAGAACCCCAAGTGGATGGCGCGGACGCCCCACGAGGCGCCGCCGACGCGCGGCATCCTCGAAATCTACAACCGGGGCGACCGGAGGCGGTGGTATTGGAAGTGCCCGCAATGCGAGGACACCTTCGAGCCGCGCTTCGAGCTTCTGCAATATCCGCAGAGCGACGACCTGATGGAGAGCGCCGAGGCCGTGGTCCTCGTCTGCCCGTGCTGCGGCTTCTACATGAAGCCGGACATGAAGGACGAGTTGAACGCGGGCGGCCGGTGGGTCCGCGACGGCATGGTCTGGCTCCCGAGCGGCGAGATGGTCGACCGCCCCGGCTTCAAGGGCCAGCGGTCGGACATCGCGAGTTTCTGGCTCAAGGGACCGGCCGCCGCGTTCCAGGAATGGCCCTCCCTCGTGCTGAACTATCTCCGCGCCGGGCAGGCATACGAGTCGTCAGACGACGAGAAGCCGCTGCAAACGACGGTCAACGTCGACCAGGGGGAGCCCTACACCCCGAAATCCCGGCTCTCCGAGCGCCTGCCCGAGGAACTGAAAGCCAAGGCCGAGTCCTGGGGCTCGACCGCCGACGAGCCGACGGTGCCCGCCGACGTGCGGTTCCTGATCGCGACGATCGACGTTCAGGCCCGCGCCTTCGTGGTCCAGATCAACGGGTTCACCGAGAGCCGGGACATGGTGGTGATCGACGGATTCAAGATCAGGAAGTCGGCGCGGCGCGATGCCGACGGCGACCTGCTCCCGATAGACCCCGCCAGCTTCGGCGAGGACTGGGACCAGATCACGTCGCAGGTCATAAACCGCACATATCCGCTCGGTGACATGAGCGGCCGCCGGATGCAGATCAAGATGACCGGCTGCGACTCGGGCGGCCGCGAGGGCGTGACATTCAACGCCTATGACTACTGGCGGCGGCTCAGGAACGGCGGCGAGCTGCTGCATCGGCGCTTCGCCCTCGTGAAGGGTGACGGAACCAGGTCCGCGCCGCGCGCCATGGTCTCCTGGCCCGACTCGAGCCGCAAGGACAAGATGGCGTCCGCGCGCGGCGACGTGCCGGTGGTCAGATTCAACGCGGACCTGCTCAAGGACCAGGTGAGCGCGATGCTCGGCCGCCGGGTCAGCGACGAGCGGACCGGCGGCGGCATGATCCGCTTCCCCTCCTGGTTCGAGGACTGGTTCTACACGCAGATGACGAACGAGGTCCGAACGCCGAAGGGATGGGAGAACGCGGCGCGACGCAGGAACGAAGCCTGGGACCTGACCTACTACGCGCTCGGGCTCGCGCTCAGGCCCGCCGACCGGAGCTGCCCGCTGGCGACGATCTCGCTTGACCGGATCGACTTCACGGACCCGCCGGGATGGGCGGACGAATGGGACGGGAACGATCTGGTTTTCGCCGCCGAGGCGGAGCCTCGGTTCCGGCAGCCAGCGCCGAAGGGCGCCAAGTCCTTCGCCGACCTCGCAAAGGACCTGGCATGACCGCACTTGTTCCGAGCCTGATCGTGAACGCGCTCATCAGAAGCGAACTGGGCTGGACTCCCGTCCAGGTGAGCAGCCGGATCGGCTGCCTGCGCAGGCATGAAATCATCTCGCCACGCGAAGTCGCCCCGGACGGCAGACTGCGCTGGCGCGCGACCGACGCGCTGCGGCTCGTGGTCCTGCTC